GCCGACGAATACGATCACGGCGAACGGCAACATCTTGGGATGACCCCATGACTGTCCAGATTTATCGCTCAACCGACTCAGGTGCGCCCGTTCTAAACGGAACGGCCGGTTCACTCATCGCGGTGCTTGATCATTGCCTCGTCAGCGGCCTATCGTGGACGAAGACTGTTTTGGGTACAAATCAGGCCGCATACAAGCAACCGAGCGGCAGTAACGGGTTCAGCATCCAAGTTGACGACACCGCAGGGGCCACTGCTGCGATCACTGCGTATGAAACGATAACCGCTTTCAACACCGGCACCAACGAGTTTCATCCGACAGCGGGTCGTATACAGCTCGCGAAAAATCCATATAGCGCTACGCCGCCTATCCCATGGCGCCTGATCAGCAATATCAATCTTTTTCACCTGATTGTGGACTGGTATGGGTCGAACACTTTCACCGATCTGCTCACGTTCGGCGACATCATCAGCTATTCGTCGGCTGCTGACATTTACAACACCGTGCTGTGCGGCACACCCGCGTATTCGAGCAGCTTGTCCTGGGCGTCGCAACTATCGAACAGCTACGTGTCAGCAGCCGCATACGCATCGGTTGCACGTTCTTACGATCAGACCTCGCTGTCGCCTGCAGTATCCACGCCGGTCCACTACGAAATAGCGGCAACCGGTGCCGGCGCAAACGGCTTGCCCTATCCGAATTGCGACGGCACGTTGCACCTGTCGCCGATCTGGCTCGCAGAAACCGCTCACTCGTATCGTGGCCTGATTCCTGGCATTTGGGCACCGTGTCATCAGACACCTTTCCAGGACGGCGATCAGATCGTGATAACGACTGGTCCGCTGTCCGGTCGCACGTTTGAGTGTGCATACGGCCAGGATAATCAAATACTGATTGAGCTGTCGAACACCTGGGGGGGATTCTGATGACCGTCCAAGTCTTCCGCAGTACCGCTTCGGGTGCGCCGTCTTATACAAACGTCGCAGGCTCGTTGATTGGCGTGCTGGATTTTTGTCTGCCAGGCCTGGGATGGGGCCGCACTGCGCTCGGCACGAATAAGGTCGCCTACACCCAGCCGTCTGGCAGCAACGGCTTGATCATGCAGGTCGACGACACGAACGCAGCATATGCAGTCATCACAGGATGGAAGACGCTGACATCCTTCAATACCGGAACAGGGCTGTTTTATCCGGGTTCCAGTGCCACGGCTTACGTGAACCATTGCTCGACCTCGACACCCGCCGCATGGCGCCTGTTTACCAACGGCAGCATTTTCCATTTCACAACGTATTGGAATGTCGGTGCATCCTACTCGGATTTGTTTACATTCGGTGACTACATTAGTTACGTCCCGAATGATCTTTACGGCACCATCATCGCCGGCAATTACAACGTAAGTTCGCAATATTTGGGATACATGGGTTCAGGTTTGAACACCCAATGGAGCGCAGCTTCTGGATATTCTGGTCAGGCGCGGTCTTATAACCAGATCAACGTAAACCCTGGATCGTCGTTGATTACCGACGTGGCCAAACTTGGCAACTCACCCACTTCAGCAGGCGCGAACGCTACACCGTATCCCGACCCCATCAGCGGCAAACTGAACCTTTCGCCCGTATGGGTTTGCGAGACAACGGCAGGCTCAAATCGTGGCGGGCTGCGTGGGCTGCTTCCTGGCGTGTGGACTTTGATTGCAAAAAACGCACCGTTCAACGACGGCGACACATTCACCGCTGGCGCAGGACCGATTTCCGGGCGCACGTTCGAAATCGTCGGTCTTAATGCGACCACGAATGGGCAGTGCGCAATTGAGACATCGAATACGTGGGGAGGGTTCTAATCATGGCCGTGCAAATTTTCCGATCGACTGACTCGGGTGCGCCCGCATACACGCCGACCGCCGGATCGCTGATCGGTATTCTCGATTACGTCCTGCTGAATCTGGCGGTACCGTGGACGAAGACTATCTGGGCGACGAATCAGGTGTCGTATACCCAGCCCGCCGGAACCAATGGATTCACCCTCCAGGTGGATGACACATCGACCAGCGTTGCGCGCCTCAACGCATTCGAATCGCAGTCGGCGTTCGGTGTCGGGGTCAACCAATTTCCGAACCCTATTCAGCAGCAAGGATCCATCGGTATCAGCGACGGGCTTGGAAGCTATTGCCCGAAATCTTTGAACCCGGCCCCGTGGCGTTTGCTGACGAACGGCAACCTGTTTTATTTCTGGTCGGAGTTCAGCACCAACGCTGACTACTACGCTTCGTTTTGCTTCGGCGATTTCATCAGTTTCAAAGCTGGCGACTTGTTCAGTACGATTTTTTCTGGAGTTGTGAATAACGGTGGGTCGTACAAAATTCTTACCACAACAAGTGGGCTGACGAACCTTGTAAGCAGCGGCGGATTTGCGTTCGCACCGCGTCGCTATACGCAACTCGGCGGCTCGACGGGTCTCGGTACAATATCGGACACGACTCGCGGAACGAGCGCTCAGTCGGGTAACTCGAACGTCGGCAGCAATCCGTTCCCGTCGCTGATCGATGGGTCGCTGAACATCGCCCCCTACTGGATCACCGAGCCCGTCGTCAGCAATATCAGCAATGGCGTACGTGGTCTGCTGCCCGGCTTGTGGTTCAGCCTTCACCCACAGCAGTTCCCGAACGGCTATTCGTTCACCGTGTCGTCGGGATTGCTCGCCGGCCGCACGTTTGAAGCCGTAGGTGCCGCCGGTGGATCTTACGGGCAATATTTCATCGAAACGTCAAACACCTGGGGCGGGTTCTGATCATGGCTAACCTCGGTACCCTTGGCGTAACGGTTTCCACGCTTCCGTCGTTGACGCTGAACGTGAGCTATGCGACGACCATCGACGCCGTGCCGCGCACTCACCAGTTCACGTTTCGCCGGCCAGTGGCGTGGTGGCGTGGCTACGTGAACACCTGGGATCTGCTGCAGTACCCCGACAACGGGCGCTTTGGCGGGCTGACGGAAGCATCGTTGCTTACTGAACCGAACGTCATCGTGGGATTGATCTACTACCCCACTATGACCCTCATTGGTTTCCAGAAATCGAACGCCGCAGGACAAGTCGTATTCGGCTATCAGCAACAAGCCGCACCGCTGGCGCTTGATCGCACGGATGCCGCCAACTACGCCCTGGTCGCATTCGACCCGACCCGGAGTTTTAACCTCGTCGGCTACGACCTTCTGACCCCGGTGGCATAGATGCGATATCGCCAGCTCGACGCCAACGGCGACTACGTGTTCGGCAACGGCCCGGGCGAGTTCCTCGTGAACACGCCGGCCGCGGTCGCCCAGGCAGTGGTCACCCGGCTCAAGCTTTGGCAGGGCGAGTGGTTCCTGGATTCGCAGGCCGGGACGCCGTACAATACCCAGGTATTGGGATACGGCACCCAGAACGTCTACGACGCCGCGATCCAGACAGTCATCTTGAACACGACGGGTGTGAATCAGATCTCCGATTATTCGTCGTCGTTCAACCGCACCACGCGCGCGCTGACGATCAACGCAACGGTTGCGACGATCTACGGCACGACCACGATCAACGTCACCCTCTGAGGTCGCTATGGCAGGCCCCTACCCGCTCGCAACGCTCGGTCCCACGATCACCTCGGCGGGTATCACCATTCCTTCCTACGCCGATGTGCTGGCATCGCTTCAGGCGAGCTTCCAGGCGATCTACGGGTCGGACGCGTACATCAGCGCCGACAGCCAAGACGGGCAGCTCCTGGCGGTTTTCGCCAAAGCCATCAGCGACCAGAACAACCAGATCGTGGCCGTGTATCAGGCCTACGCGCCCGCCTACGCGCAGGGTGCGGAGCTGTCTTCCCTGGTCCGCATCAACGGCATCAGTCGCCTCGTGGCGTCGTATTCGACTGCGGTTGGAACGGTTGTGGGTAACGTCGGCACCGTGATCACGAACGGCGTGGTGCGCGACACCAATGGCAATCTGTGGAACCTTCCGAGCTCGGTCACGATCCCGACCGGCGGCTCGGCGACGATCACGGTGACTTGTCAAACGCTTGGCGCCGTCGTCGCGCTGTCGGGCACCATCAACCAGATCTTCAACCCGCAGCTCGGTTGGGCATCTTTCGTAAACACCTCCGACGCCGCGCTTGGCCAGCCAGTTGAAACCGATGCGGCGCTACGCCAGCGTCAGGCGCTTTCAGTGGCGCTACCTGCACTGACGCCGCTCGAGTCGATATCGGGTGCGATCGCCGCTGTACCCAACGTCACTCGTTCTTTCGTTTATGAGAACGACACTGCGGTAACCGACGCCAACGGTGTGCCGTCGCATTCGATAAGCGTCATCGTCGAAGGGGGCGATGTCACCGCTGTAGCTACTGCCATCGAAACACTCAAGAGTCCCGGTACCGGAACCTACGGCACAACCAGCGTCGTCGTGACAGACCCAACCGGTTTGCCGGTGACCATCAACTTCTTTGAGCTCGACAACATCGAGATTTACGTCAACATCACCATCAAGGCTCTGCCGAATTACGTGGCGACTACCGCCGCGGCCATATCCACCGCGGTCGCAGCTTTCATAAATTCGCTAGCCATCGGCGGCGAGGTGTACTACTCGCAGCTCTACCCGGCGGCGCAACTCGACTCGGCCGGCGTGGGTGCGACGTTCTACATTACCGCCCTCACCGTCGGCACGGCACCCAGCCCGACGGGCGTGGTGAATATCCCGATCGCCTTCAATGCTGCGGCGATCAGCGACATCACAAAAGTCCTGGTTACGGTGACCTAAATGTCGGGCGACATCACCCCATACACGTCGCTCATCACCAGTGAGCACAACCAGAAACCAAATTTCATGGCGGTTGTCGCCGCCCTGATGCAGCCGCTGGCCGACCAGATATCGGTCACCGAATCGCTGCCGCTACTCTACGACCTGGACACGGCCGTAGGCGCGCAGCTCGACGCCACTGGGCAGTGGATCGGTGTCAGCCGGTACCTGAACGTCACGCTGACCAACGTCTACTTCAGCTTCGACACGACAGGACTGGGCTTCGACCAGGGCGCGTGGGCGCCGGCCGGCGGTGGATCCGAGCTTGTAGCGCTACCCGATGACGAATATCGGCTGCTGCTGTACGCCAAGGTTGCGGCGAATCACTGGTCCGGAACGGTGCCCGACGCTCTGACGCTGCTGAATAATTTCTGGAACCCGCTGGGCTATGAGCTGTACCTGATTGACGGCCAAGACATGACCATGTCATTCGTCCTGGTCGGGCCGGCGCCCAACGCGATCACGGCGGCGCTCTACGCGGGCGGCTTTCTGGACGTTCGCCCGGCCGGCGTCCTAATCGCCAACCACTACATAAACAGTACGGGCGCCCCGATTTTCGGCTTCGACGAGCAGGACGGCTTCATCGCCGGCTTCGATACCGGCTACTGGATTGGGGAAGCCGCAGGCGTCCCGTCCGGGTATACTCCGCCTTATGGTGGGGTGTTGGTTTTCAACTTTGAGGGCACGTACACCCCGCCTGCCGGCGGAGCCCTGATCTTCAATTTCCCGTAGGAGTAGACATGGCCGGTTCCAACGACTTCCTTGTTTTCGCCGGTCAATCCGGTGCGAACGTCATCAGCCAATCGACGTACGCCGCCCTGGCCGCGCTCGGCCCAGGCTTCACGGCCGGCATTGCCAACTCGAACCAGCTCAACAAGGTCTGGCGCCAATCGTCGATCATGTCGAGCGTGCTGGCCCAATTCATGGCCGACGTCACGGGGCAAAACTCGACCGATGATGGTACGACAGCCAACCTCCTGACGAATCTGATGACATCGCTGGTTACGGCTGGCACCGGCCCGGAGTCGGGCTCGGGCAACACGTTTCAGGTCACCTTGACCCCTGCGACGCAAGTCTTGCCGGGCAGCGTGATTCGATTCATTCCGACGCACGCGAATACCGGCGCCTCGACCTTCAGCGTCAACGGCTCGCCTTCGAATAACATTTTAGGTTTGGATAACGCACCGCTTACCGGCGGGGAAATTGTATCGGGCGCGCTTTGTGAAGTGGTATGGAACGGCACGGCAAACGTTTGGGTTCTGATCAGCAACTACGCCGGCTGGCAAAAGGCCGCAACGCCGCCTGCCGGCGACAACTCTACAAAAGTCGCTACCACAGCGTTTGTGCAAGCCAATGGACTTGGATCATCCCAGACATGGCACAACGTGACCGGATCGCGCGCGCTTTCCACAAATTACACAAACAACCATGGAAATCCGATCATGGTGTCTGTGCTTCTTGACGTGGGCACGTCTTGGGCGGTCAGCTTCATCGTGGGGGGTGTCACGATTGGCGGCACAGGTGGTAACGGAACCGCTGGCGGCGGATCGTTTATCGTTCCTGCCGGCGCGACATATCAAGTGTCGGGAAGCGGTGAAACTATCGTTCAATGGGCCGAACTGTATTGATCAGGGGGTTAGCATGGTAACTATTCAACAAATCGACGCTGCAGGCCTGCACGTCATGGCTTGGGTTGAAGGGGAAATCGTCAAGATCAAAACGCTTACTTTGGCCCAGCTTCAGCCTGAACACGATTTGCATCACGCTATGTTGAATCCGATAGATCCCGCTAATCACGATTGGCCGGTGCCACATATGGTTGCAATTATCCTAGCCAAAAAACGCGCCCTTGCGGACGCCATAGCCAACCTCAAAATATAGAATTTATTATGCGTACCGAAGTCGAAACCGCGGTCGATATTGCGCTTCTTCAACAAGGGCAAAGGCATATCG